GGCCTGGTGGGTGATCTCACCCATGGGAGTTCGAATCTCCCTCCCGGCACCATCCCTATGCTGAGCATCCAATCGGATGCCGCCCCTGCTGCGAGCTCCGGTGCATCTTCGGGAGCGCCCGATGAGACTTGCCTTTCTTGGACTGAGCGCTGCCGGGAAGACCACCCTCTTCAACGCACTCACCGGAGCGCACGCGTCGGTGGGCACCTACTCCGGCGCAGGCACCGAAATCCACATCGGACGCATCGAAATCGAAGACCCACGCCTCGAAGTGATCGGCAGCGTCTTCAAGAATTCCAGCCGGTCCTGTGCCGCATAACTGGCCTGCGTCAGGCGATTGCTGAAGGTATTTCCCTTGACCGCGGTTATCTGCATGGCTGCAATCCCCAACAGCCCGATGGCCAGGATGATCAAGCCCACCAAAACTTCTACCGGATCTTCCAAAATGGGGCAGAGAAGCTATGGAATCGTGGCTTGGAGGTTGGACTTCTGCAGATTTTGGATTGTTCAGCGATATTGCAGATGTTGTTACTGCATTTGTTCGTTCGTTAGCACATAAAATTCCAGAAACTGAGATAGTGCCTAGAATACTTGGTGCTAGAAGTGCAATAGCGCAAGCAATAAGGGATATGAGGCGGTTTGGCTCTGTCACTGAGAGTTCAATAGGAAAAATAACCAAAGCTATAAAAACTGCTTCAGGACCATTGAAAGACTTTATACGAGAAGCTTTTCAATTTGCCAAAGTTGAAGCAGCAGTCAAAGCCGTCAGAAAAGTACTTGATTTTGATGTAGAATTCAATATTCCTACTAAGATATTGGGTAGGACTGTTTCAAATTTAACTGATTTAGTTTCTTTAGCTCGGAAATTTAAAGGTACTTTGGGAGCTGCTTTACGCGAATATGTAATGCGTCTTGAGCAAGTTCAAGCAGCAAACTTACGAGTTCAGCATGCACAAGAAGCTTTGAATGCTGTCACTGAAAAATATGATAAAAGATTAGCACAGCTCAGAAAGCGTCTTGACGACCTTCGCCAAAAAGAAGACTTTTCAACTCGAATAAAAGACATAGAAGCTGCGATTGCCTCAGGACTTCTTACTGACGAAGAAAAGCGTAGATTAGAACTTGAGAAAGAAGAAATAATAATTCAACACAAAATAAATGCGTTGGAACATGAAAGGGACATTGCCGAAGAAGCAGCTAGAGACAGATTAACCGCAGAAGAAAAAATCGCTGAAGCTGCAGAATTTGCTTTAGAGCGCCAACGTCAATTAGTTCAAGAATTAGCAGATGAACAATTGGCTGCTGCAAAAGAGCAATTGGAAATTGCTCGTGAAAGAGTGCAGCTTCAGATTGAAGAAAATAACCTTGTAAATGAGCAAATGAAGCTTCTAGAAAGACTTGCAAAAGAAGCTGCTGGTGATCAGTTCATTGAAATCCCTGGAATTGATTTCGAAGGCTTCATGGACGACTTCGAGGATTCATTATTAGCAAGTAAAGAAGAAATTGCAAAAGCAGTTGAAGACCTCAAAAATGACATCGAAGCAAGAGTTCGCGGATTTATAGCTTCAATAACTGAGCCATTTAGAGGAGTTGCTGAAAAATTACGTGGATTGTTAGGCGGTATCGCCGGAGTTTTCGAAGCTGCAAAACAGAGCACAGCAGTTCAAGACTTTGTGGAATCAGTAAAAACATTCGTTGGTGATTTAGCTACGGTCGTAGAAAATTTACGCATTTTCTGGGAAGAAAATGGTCCTGGAATTTTAGCGATTATTGGCGACTTTTTCTCCAGATTGTCCGAAGTTATAACAGTAGGCGATATACTAGGAATTGCTGGAGATGCATTAGAGCAATTTGGTGATTTCTTAGTGTTAATGTCAGAAAAGCTTATTGAGCATGGACCGAACATTCAAGAATCTCTGCAAGGTTGGGTAGATTGGGTGTTCAAAGAAGGAATTCCCAGACTTACGGAATTCGGCAAAACGGTCAAAGAAGATGTACTTCCCGCAATAGGCAATTTCTTTAATTTTCTTATCCAAAATGCACCTACGATCATTGCTATTCTAGCTGCTATTGGCTCAGCATTTCTAGCAATTCGTCCTGCATTGTTGATATTAGGAGCTTTATCCAAAGCATCATTTGCTTTGCTTCCCATAGTATTTATTTTCCAAACTTTGAGCGGAGCAATAGGTTCACTTACTGGAGTATTCGCATCAATTGCGGGAGTAGTTGGACCGGCTCTAACAGCGATTGGAGCTTTTGTAGCTGCTAATCTTGCTCCAATTGTTGCCATCGTAACTGTTTTGATCGGTGTGTTTTTAGCTTTTCAAGACAACGTTTTAGGATTAAAAGATTTATTCATAGAATCTTTTAAGGCGATCGGAAAATCTTTGAAACCAGTTCTAAAGCCATTGCAAGACGCATTCAAACGACTTACTCCAGCTTTCAAAGAATTAATGAAAGCTCTGGCTCCGATAGGCAGATTTTTAGTAGATGTTCTAAAAGGAATAGGAACTATTATTCTAGCTATCGTAGTACCGGCACTTACGATACTGCTTTCAATTGTAACTGGAGTCATTCGCGGACTTGCAACTGGATTAACTTATTTCTTGGATGGTTTGCGAGTAGTTTTTCTGGGCGTTGCAAGATTTATCAATGGTATTATAGAATTTATTGGTGGTATTTGGGATATAATTGCTGGTCTCTTTACTGGTAATCTTGAGCGAGTTCAAGAAGGCATTCAACAAGCGTTAGGTGGAATAACTGACGTATTTTTAGGAGCATTGCAAGCTATCGGAGGAGTTATATTTACGGTGCTTGGGTCTATTTGGGGATTTGTCGAAGGATTTGTTATTGGTGTAATAGATTTCTTTGCAAATTTACTTGATGCTTTCAATATTTCGAGTGATGTATCCAAGTTTCTGAATAATTTATCAACTACCATCTCAGAGAAATTTAATGAGATAATAGATTTATTTAGTGGTTGGATTACTGACGCAGGAGAGGAAGTTAGAACTCGTCTTTCCGAAATGTGGGATTTGGGTACTGAAATTATAAATAGCCTTATTGAAGGCATTACTGATAAAGTATTTGGAAGTGACGGACTTTTAGCAAAAATACGAGAATATATAGATAATGCAATTGCATCAGGACGAGAAAAACTTGCAAACTTCTTAGCTCTAGGCAGTGAACTTATTGATAATTTAATAGACGGTATTCGCGAAAAATTTGAAGGAGCGTTAGGACTTTACGAGCAATTCAAAGGATTTATTGAAACTACTATTGGAAAAGTAGAAGAACTTAAAGACATATTTATTCAAGCAGGTAGAGACATTATTAGTGGACTCATCAGCGGAGTCTTAGAAAAAGCATTAGATCTTTACGCTACAGTTAAAAATGTCATTAAAACTGCTCTAGGTGTAGGCGAAAGAGCTGCTGAAGCTGAGTCTGAATCTAAAAGAACTCGTAGGTTAGGTAATGACTGGATGGATGGATTGATCCATGGAATTACTGAAAGAGCTCCAATGTTGGATAAAAGTATATCTAACATTATGGCAAATATAGTTGACATACCTTCGAGCATGCAAGCAAATATGGACAACTTTTTTGACAGTATGAGCAATTTGAGCGATGTCGGTGGAAATGTTGACGTTAATCATTTATTCCGAGGAGTCGACGGAGCAAACTCATTATTGACACAAACGTCGCCCAGTCAGACCAGTATTCAGAATATAAATGTAGAGGTTAATTCTACATATGCTGAAACACAATCCGAAGCTTCTGTTTATTATGACGTTAGAGCTGCGTTAGCGCATGTTTCAAGGTAATCATGAATAAATTATTTCCTGAATACGATATTTTTATAGCTCCTGACGGTGAGGAGCTTCACTTCAATCTGCTTTCTGACCGTTTCATTCAATCTTTTGAAGGATACGGTATGTCTCCAATTAAGTATGTTCAGCAACAAGGAGCTCTTCAGCACGGAACTACTGTTTATGACTATAAATTGCAAAGACGAATTGTTCAATGGACTGTCCGACAAAATGGATGCGATCGTTGGGATTATTGGGAAAAACGAGCACACTTTATAGATATTCTAAGACCAAATAAGCATACTTTGAATAATTTCGGACCCGGAAAACTTCGAAAATTTATGCCTGACGGAGAAATTAGAGACCTAGATGTTCATTTAGAATTCGGTCCAATATTTGCGTCGCCGCAAAATTATTGGGATGAATGGGGTTTTACAGAGGCTTTGAGATTCATTGCTCCTGACCCAACATTCTATGACCCTACAATTGAAATAGAAACATCTGGTCTTTCTACTAGTCCGACTGAGTTAGAATTTCCAATAACATTTCCAATTGAGCTTGGAGACTCTTTGATCAATGACTTGAATAACATAACCTATATTGGAACATGGTTAACGTATCCAACTATAGTTATAACTGGACCTATTTCAGGATTTAAAATCACAAATGAAACTACTGACGAATATATTCAGCTAAGTCATGAGCTTGCTGCTGGAGAAACTATAACCATCTCGCTAGAATATGGAAATAAAACAGTAGAACATTCGGATGGGACCAATTTGATGGGATCAATTTTACCTGGAAGTAATTTGGCTACTTTTCATTTGGCTCCTGATCCGCAAGCTCCGGGTGGAGTAAACGCTGTTAGGATTATTGGAGCTGGTGCTGGGAGTGCAACTGAAATTGAGCTGCAATTCAATAATAGATATATAGGGATATAATTATGGCAGAAACTAGTCTTCCTTGGGGAGGTACTACGACCGGCGATGCTGGACCGTATACCGATGATCAATGGTCAGATACTTGGAGAAAATTATTCACTCGAGATAGAACACTTGAGGGAGTATTACCAAATTATCTTAACGAATTGAATATAACCAATCCGTCAGGTACAACTATACGTGTCGCATCAGGAGGTGCTGTTGTAGACGGTAAATTCTATAACAATAGTGCGAATGTTGATAACTCAGTAACAGCTCCAGGTTCTGGTTCAAACTTTTACACAGTTGTTCTTCGAAAAATTTTTTCTGCACAAACTGTTAGAGTAGCTTTACTTGGACCTAATGCTGTCTCTCCTCCAGCTGTTACTCAGTCTGACGGAGTTACCTGGGAAATTGCTATTGCTGAAGTTGAAATAACCTCAGGTAGTGTTATCACTGTTACTGATGTTCGTGTCTATTGTCACTATAATACCGAAGTTTCGACAGCAATGATAGCTGATGACGCAATTACGACTGCTAAAATTGTTGATGGCGCTGTGACAGCTGCGAAGTTGACAGATGGTGCTGGAAGCGGTGTTGACGCAGATCTTTTGGACGGTCAACATGGAACAAATTATGAAAATACTATAACGATGCTAAATGCAACGTCTGATATAACATTGTCAACAAGCGAAGTCGTAATTCCTGGCATGAGCGGAAGTTTTAATGCAGGAACATATCTTGTGATCGCGACTGTTCCGTTGAGTGCTACTGGAACATCAGGTCAAATTGGAAATACGAATGTGCGATGTCGTGTAAATGCTGTTGTTCAAAATGGGCATGCACACCATTCTTTTACTATTGGAGCGGGTCTATCTTTCAAATATACAGCAGCTTTTGTATGGAGAGTAGTTTTACCATCAACACAAACTATTGACATTACAGCGTATCAAGGCGGAGGTACAACTTGTACGATTGTTACAACTTGGCAACTAGATAAAGCAGCGGTTGTGAAGATAAATCCGTAATGACTGAGTCTATCGCTCCAACTTATCAAGTTATATTGCGTACTCCATTGAGCTCTCAAGTCGAAGTGTTTGACCGATTTACGTCCATTGAGCTCAATCATAAACTAAACGGAGTAGGATCATATACTTTAGCACTTGAAGATTTAACGGATGAGCGTAAAAATAATTTCGAATTAGATGGTCAAATAGAAATTTTGCGAGCTGTTTCTGGAGTTGATTTAGATTGGTACAATGAATTTGAAGGATTTCATCGAAAATCGTCAGAGCAAATTACTAGAGATAAGCAAGAAATTTTCTCCAGCATTGGTGTCGGATTTAACAGTTTATTGGAAAGAAGGACCATCGCATATCGGGAAGGAACAGTCAAAGCGGATAAATATGATGTAGCTGAAACTGTTATAAAAGAATATGTTGAGGAAAATTGTGGTGTGACTGCTACTACAGATAATGGCAGGATAATTGACGGTACTTATCCACATTTTTCTATTCAGTCTGACTTTCAAACTGGTGTTGAATGGTCAGGAAGTAGAGCATTCGAAAATCTTTTGGACACTTTGAAAGCTATAAGCGATTATGCACAATTAGACTTTGATGTAGTTAGAAGTGGTTATCCTGGATTTTTATTCATGACGCATAACGCTCTTAAAGGAACCGACAGAACTGTAGACGGATTGGATCCTGCAACTGGAAAAAATGCTGCTGGAAATTATCCGGTAACTTTATCCGTTAATCTTGGAAACCTTGAACAAGGTACGTATGAAGACGATAGACTAAGTGAAGCGAATGTATGTGTTGTTCTTGGCGACGGAGAAAAATCTACACGAAATGTTTTAGCCAGAAGTAACGCATTAGCTGCTAGCGATAGTCCATGGAATAGTATTGAAGTATCTAGACCTTCGCAAACAGCATTTATTCCTGGACTGAGCGAAGACGCCGCAGCTGAATTAAAAACTTTTTCTATGCAACAAACTGGTGACGAAATTTTAGAGGAAATGCAAGCAAAGAAAGATTTTACATTTACTCCTCTTCAGCAACCAGCAACTCTGTACGGTCTTCATTACTTTCTGGGCGATCGAGTGACCGTTCAATTTCGAGATTTCATCATAAACAAACGAATTGTAGGAGTTCAGATTCGCGTTCAAAGAGATCAAGAAACAATAAGTTTGGATGTTTCTTCATACACGTCAGGAACACAATAATGTCAGCAAAAGATATCAAATTTATAACTCAATCCATAGAATCTCTGTCTAAAAGATTGCGCAGGGTAGAAGTTTTAGCACGTTTGTCAACGGATACTGGATTAACGCAATTTCTCGAACTCGACGATACTCCAAGTACTTACGAAAATGCTCAGAGATGGGCAGTTCTGGTAAATTCAGACGAGGACGGATTAGAATTTGGACCCGTTGGTGGAGATGCTTGCGTAACATTTGTTTGCGGTTCTCCTGGATGGAGAGCTTCAGGTGGGTCTCCAGTTCGAACATTAGTTCATGAAACTGCTTTTCAGCTAACATCTGCTGGAGATCCCCGAGGGGCAAATGCTATTGATTTACAGCAGACGCAATTTGATCCCACTTATGTTGCTGCCGCAGAAGATTCGGCTATTCTTTCTAATCTTAGAAACAAAATAGAATCGGATTGTGACCTTTCTATAATTATTGGGGCGTATAATGACATTATAGATAATTCTGTTGAAGGGGGGATTCTGGGATGGAGCAATACAATAGACAATTCAACCGGAAATGTAATTTGTGGAATCCTTTGTATGCTTGACACAGATTCCTGGGGGAATTTTGTGTCAGGCTATAACAATGATATAAGCTGGGGGAATGGATCTGCTATGTTTAATGAAGGCAATGATCTGGTTTATCTCGGAACGCAGGATCCTTGGTATGACTTCCAAGCAGGAATACTGAACGAAATGCAGGGCGATTGTTTTGTATGCTATCAATGGGGCGAAGACAACCTAATGATTGGCATAGGGGGGTCTGGAACTCAAACTACTCTATGGGATGCTCAAATAGGTTTTGACAATTTTTTAGGAAATGTAACAATGAACGTTGGTATTGGACAGGGTACTTTTTCTTGGCGACCATCTGGACATGACGAATATTACACGGGACGATTGCTTTGGTCTGGCGATTATCCTCAGAAATGGCCGACCACGACATTTGGTGCTTCGCATCCTGCCAATAATGGAGCTAGTGGCTATAACCAACTGAGTTGGTTCAGTCAAAATGTTATAATAACCGATTGGCCTGTGACATGGACAACATCCAGATTCGAGTTTCCGATCATCAATGATTCCGCCTGGGGGTTTGTTGCTTATATCGCAGGAACTGAGCAAGGTTGTGCTAATACATATCATTGGAAAATCGAGGGCATGGTAGAAAATGACGGAGGTACAACCGCAATCCTTTATTCTATCGTGACTAATCTTTACAGAGATGTGGTTACGAAAGAATGGCAGGTCGTTGCGGATAATGTAAATGATCGCTTGGTCTTCCAGTATCGAGATACAGGAGGACCAGATTCAACAGATTGCAATATTCAATTCGATATGAACACTCAAGAGGTTGGCTGGGAGGCGTGAGGTGCGAGACGAAAAGAGAATAAAAGCCAAGAAATTGAGAAGAGAGTACATCAAACAAAAAGGTGAATTCGATGTGAAAGAACACCTCCGGAGACATAAGGCGTTGATCAAGGAACGGAAAAGATTGTTCAAATCGGGAAAAAAGGAAAGAGAAGAGATCGAGGAAGAAATTGAAAAATGGATCAAAAAACAAAAGAAAGTTAAAAATGGAGAGGAGCTTGAAAATGATGAGGAGTAAACAAGAAGAAGAGGCAGCCACACTTCTACAAAAAGCCGAGTCAGATCGTGTTGCGAAGTGTAGTGAAGAGCTGACGCAACTTCTGCAAAAATATAACTGTACTTTAAATCCAGTATTTGTAGTTGATGGTATGAAAACAATACATGTAGTGAATGTTGTGCCGATTTCAAAAGATCATCCACCAATTACAAGATTATCCAAAAATGGAGTTGGAGAGTAGGGGGGAGGAGGATACATGACAGATGAGCCAACACAACCTCGTTTAAGCGAAGATACACCTAATTGGTTTAGAAGTTTTGTCGATACTGGTTGGATACCCCTTATTCAAGCTGTTAAAGATACAAAGGAGGTGTCGTTATCAAATAGCAGAGCAATTCGTGGATATGACGGTAAACCTGGACTGGTTACTGAAATATCCGTACTTGAAGAAAAAGTGACAACATTGGAGTTAAGAATGTCGTCATTTCTTAAAACGAGTACAACAATTATCGTTTTCGTTGTGACTACGCTGATTGGCGTTGTCGTATATCATGTAATGAGTACACCTTAAGGAGGATGTTATGGCTATTTGGCGTTGGATTTTAGCGTTACTTTATACTTTCTTGTTTACATACGGTCTTGTTGCCTTGCTTGAACCTGGAAGCGAGATTCAGCTTGGTGCTATCGCTGGTACTGTTCTTACGCTTGTTTTATCGTATGCTCCTGGAATTGCCGGAGAGTACGAAAAGCTGACGAAAGAAATGAAACAAGTCGTAAACATTGTTTTGATGTTGATTGCTGCGATTTTGATCTTCGTATTATCTTGTGCTGGCATGCTTGATGTAGGAATTGTTTGCACTTGGAACGGAGCGTTGAGCCTTCTTGGTTTGTTGATTTCCGGCCTAATCGCAAATCAAAGCATTTATGGTGCGAACAAGTACATTGCTGAAAAAGTAGGCGCTAGAGTTTACGGATAATTAAGATTTATATGGTCATATAGGAGTCGGGTTTATTGCCCGACTCCAAAGGATTTTTCATGAACACTCTTGCAGAATCAAGTATTCATCTTCGACAACCAAAAGATTTTGGTAGATATATTGAAGTTCCTGTAATTGGTACACTTCTTGATGCAGTTCGTCGAACTTATTCTGCACTTGTTCTTGATTATGCAGAAGGTCTTGATCTAAATCAGTGGCGACCTGGACTGAATATAAAATCTGCTAAACAACAAGGAATGCGATTTATATTCACAAAAGCAACCGAAGGAACCCACTTTTACGACCCAACCTATGAGGATTATCGAGACCAAACGAAAGCAGTATATCTACCGTTTGGAGCTTTTCATTATCTGCGTCTCAATGCCGATCCGTATGAGCAAGCGAAATGGTTTTATGACCATGTTGGCGATGACATAGATCTTTTGCCAATTCTTGACGTAGAAAAATACAATAATCAAGGAATAATGTCTCAAGCTGAAGCTGCTGTTCACATATTGGCTACCCTAGAAGCAATTCGTGAACTGTTTGGCAGAGACGTTATGATCTACACTAACCGAGACTCTTGGACCGTATTGACCGGAAATGCCTCGTTTATTGCAGATTTTCCATTGTGGGTTGCAAATTGGACCAATGCATCGCAACCAACATTGCCAATCGGGGCTACAGACTGGGTATTCTGGCAGTATACGAATTCATATTCAATTGAAGGCGCTCCTCATGCCGGTTATGATGCAAATAGATTTCATGGAAATGAAGGGGCATTTGAGGATTATGTAAAATCACTAAATGGCGAACCATCTCCATGCGAATGTTGTGAAGAACTAAGGCAACGAATAGAAATTTTGGAGCTAGAAATAGAGAAATTGGAAAATTCAGTTGATAAAAATGCCAGTGAGATATTTGCTCTTAAAGAACGAGTTACTGAAGTTGAAGTATCAGATAAGGAACAAAACGAGAAACTTAAGGAATATCTCGAAAGACTTAAAAAATTGGAAGCTCGAGACGCCGCAGTAGCAGAAGTTTATTGCGAAGAAAGTTGAATTTTGCACCCTTGCGCTTTGACCTACCTTACTTTATAATTACCGCAGGTTAGGGGCTATTTACCCCGAGCCTCCTTCATATAAATGGAGAGTGGTGTGTTCCCCCGCACATCACTCTCCGATGCACTTGAGGAAAGAGGTCATATGGACTGGGAGGATCGAACAAGTGTACTGAAGGCATTAGTCCTTCTTTATTCTCTGCAAACAGAACAGGAAAAATCTAATCACAACACAGTAGAAGATAATGACGTCGGCTTCAATGCAATAGACGCACCATTTTTGACTTCTGTTGCTGAGCAAATGCTAGTTCGAAAAAGGGGTATTTCTAGTAAACAATTCACACTAGTCAAGACAAAACTCAGAAAATATCAACGACAAATTCTGTCATTCGGAATTCGTAACGTTACTTTGCCGGAGACAGCGGTGGTATATGTTTCAAAAGATGAACGTGAGAAGTATGACGGAGTTATTTCTACGGATGGAGCAAAGTTATTGTTTCATCCGTATATTTATCCATCTAAACAAGTGAAATCTATAGGATTTACTTGGGGTCAAGATGGTAACGGATGCTGGGAAGCTCCATTAAGTTTATCTAAATATGAGCAATTATTAGAAGTATTTGACGATTATGTAATTGATGAAACCATTACAAAATGGATTGAGGAATTAGAACGTCCACCTGAATTGAGCGAATTAATTACAGATAGCAAACTTCTGGCATTTCAACGAGAAGCAGTTGGGTTCATGATAAAAGAGCCACAACGAGGATTGCTAGGATTAGCTCCCGGACTTGGCAAAACACCGGTCAGCGTATTAGCCATGAAAGAATTAGGTGGACGAACTTTGGTCATTTGTCCGTATTCACTGTTATATAACTGGAAACGTGAAATCGAAATGTGGGCAGATGAAAATGCTGAAATATGGCATGGGTGGATTGGACGAAACCAGGCAAATTGGGTCATAACAAATTACGAAACTGCATTGAATTATATGGTAAGTTTCGACATCAAGAAATATACAAAAGACGGTAAGCAAAAGGTCAAACGGGTTAACTGGCGACCAAATGCGCAGTATAATTTTGACAATTTGATTGTAGACGAATCCGTCCTAATTAAAAATCGCTATGCGCAACGATCACGAGCAGTTTATACACTCGCAAATAAATTGAAGCAGATTAAGCGAGTATATCTTCTTAGTGGTAGTCCAACTACAAAATTTCTTGACGATATGTGGCATCAATTCCATGTACTAGATCCAGAGAGATTTTCTTCATACTGGAAATTTGTTGAAGAATATTGTGTTACAGAAGAAAATTATTGGGGAACAGCAATTGTCGCAAATCAAAAAGACGCACCTACAAGACTGAAGCAACAACAAAGAGATATTTATTTTGCTAGAACACAAGATCAAGTATTGGATTTACCTGATTGGCTATTTGATACTTATGAAGTTCCAATGGATCCGAAGCAAGCTGTTTTATATAAGGATATGCAGGACAATTTTGTTGCTAGACTACCTGACGGAAATACGGTCGTAGCACCAAATATTCTTTCACAGATGACTAGACTTATTCAGCTTGCAAGTGATCCGCAATTACTTGGAGGACCTAGCATTTCGCCTAAGACTGCTACTGCAATTGATCTCATGGAGTTCGAACAGTTTCCGGTAATCTTTTGGACTAATTTTGTCTCAACAGCAGAACATTTGCATGAAATGTTGACGGATAGAGGTCTAAAATCAGGATTGCTCATTGGAAAAACCAAAGACACTACCAGAGATATGTTTGTTCAGAAATTCCAACGTAATGCGCTTGATGCAATAGTAGCACATCCTGGAGTAGGTAAATTTGGTCTTACTCTGACCGCAGCTAGAACAGCAATTTATGTTGAGCGCTCATACGATGGTGATAATTATTATCAAAGTTTGCATAGAGTACGACGATTCGGAACAACCCATTCGCCGCATGTCATAATTTTGCTGTCAAATATAGTTGAGCAATTAAAGCTTCATGACGAGATAGAAATAAATGAAAAGCCTACAATTGATCATGTAATTCACAAAGTTCTTGGATTTAAGCGTGAAAATAGCATTCAGATAACCACAGGACTAATTCGTGAAACATTAGGAGTGTAGCATGGAAGAAGTGTTTGAGCGGAAATTATCTTATACCAGTCTGGCAACTTTTCGTCGTTGTAAAATGAGATATAAATGGAAGTATATTGACGATTATGCACCGCCTTCATCCATCAATCAAGCTATGGGTGGTGTTGGACACGCTGGTTTAGGAGCGTGGTACACTTCTCTTGCTGACGAGCTGTCTACCGAAGAAGCTAAAGAAGCTGCATTTCAGGCAGCTGATCTAAAACTATCAGAATATGAGCGGGAACTCGGAAACGAATTACCTGACACGTGGGATAACGCTTCACTCATCCTCGACCGTTATTTTGACTGGTCTTTAGGAAATGACTCTTTTGTAGCGCATGAAATTGAGCACAAGTTTGAACTTCGCATCGACGATTTTGTTATTATAGGATACATTGACGGAATTGTTGAACTAGAGCGAGATGGTTCACTGTGGATTTTAGAGCACAAATTCACAAAACAAGTACGAACAAAGCATTTGGAAATTGACCCACAAATAAGTCTTTACATGCTGGCTGCTCGAGCAACTGGATTCGATGTGCGAGGTGCTTACTACAATGTGGTCAGAACAACCATTACAGGCAAAGCAGAAAAAGAGCCAGTAGTTCGTATGCCAGTTTATCGAAACAATGAAGGTTTAGAACAAGTTGTTCGTGAATTGATTTGGCAAATGAACGAGATACGAGCATTTCATGCGCAGAACGGTGAAAATGCGTACAGAAATGAAACTATGGATTGTAGCTGGGATTGTGGATTCTTCAACGCATGCCTCTGCATGAATGATGACGGAAATCCTAAACCGGCATTACGAATGATTCCGTTGAGAGACCGTATAGGAGAGTAATATGTCAGATATTGAAACTGTAAATATTCCGGACGATATTCCTAAGCTGATCGACATAGCTAAGGAATTTGGTGTAGAACTTGAAGAACATGAAGGCTTTTTCAATCTAGAGCAAGTAAAATTCCTGATATACGGAGAAAGTGGAGCAGGAAAAACAGTGTTTAGCTCTTCATGGCCTGATTGCGTATTCCTGGATATCGACAAAGGTATGTCATCGGTAACTAGGCGAGTTGCAAGAATTCCTATATCTGCAACGAAACAGCAAACAGCTTGGGACGCAATGACTCGTGCAATTGCATATTTGGAAAGTGGACAGCATAATTTCAAAACAGTTGTTGTAGATTCTTTAAACGAGATGCAAGCCATTGCAATGGACGATATACTCGAAAATTTTCCCGAAATTCGTAGACCGTATAACAGATTGGCGAGCAAAGGCGATTATGGAATGATGTTATTTGATTTCGACCATGCTCTGCGAAGGCTGAAAGCTCTACCAATGCATGTCGTATTTGTTTGTCAAGTTGCATCTAGAGAGTATGAAACAGACGTTATTCAACCGCAATTGACTGGAAAAAATACTCCAAGAACTGTTGCGAGGATGATGGACGTTATCGGCTATCTATACAAACAAGAAGGAGGTGACGAAGAAACATCAGGCGATAAAAGTGTTCGTATAATGATTTTTGATGCAGTTAATCATGTTACAAAAGATCGTAGTGGATTACTGCCAATGAGGGTGCAAAATCCTGTATTCGCTACACTATACGAACATTGGCAAACACAATTTGATCCAACAGAATAGGAGAAATAAATGTCAACTGAAATAGATCTCGATCGAACTTCCGGCTTGGTGAGTCTTGGCACTCACACATTCCAGGTTACTGAACGGTCAACCGAACAGGTTGGCGATGCAGGTCCTTATTGGAGATTGATTTGCAAGGTGATCAGTCCAGGTGACGACCAGGGTAAAGAAGTTATGTATCAGCTGAGCTTATCGCCGCAATCTCGATTCAGAATAGACTCGTTCCTTGACGGTATCGGCGCTCCTCGCAAAGGCAAAGGGACTCTGGCTCAGTTTATTGGAAAGAAATTTCGTGCAAGTATTGAGCATGCTCCGTACCAGGGTCAGCTTCGAGCGAACATTGCAACCGTCATTCCAGCTGAGGATTTGCAACAGTCATTCGACGACTTGGCGTCAGAACCTGACAATCCAGATGCTGAACTGCCTGCGGATGTTCTTCCTCAAGAAGAAGAAGCGCCCAAGCGAAAACGCTTCTAATTGAATATGGCGACGGATAAAAGGGGAGAAAATGCTCTCCCCTTAGTTTCGCCTTTTTCGCTTATAGCTCTTGATGTAGGCGAGATAACTGGTATAGCCGTTTTGACTTTTGAAACGGGCTATGCTGATTTACGTTGCGCTTCCACTAAGTATTCCCTCCAGATACTTCCACTATTAGCACTACTTCGACCTGACGTAATTATTCTAGAAAGAATTCCTGTTAATCATTCGTTAGAATATGAGGCAGAAATAACTTATAAAAATATAGCGCGAAAAGCTTTTCTAGTTTCTCCAGGAGACTGGAAACCGGTCATGAAAAATAGAAAATGGAAAAGTCCTCAAGCTTCAAATCAACATGAGCAAGACGCTGTTGACATGATACGATATTATCTATTCATAACGCAGAAGGAGGACTTTAGGCTATGAAAGTAGCCATTCTTGGAACTGGTCCATCAGCAGCATACGTCGTAGCTGCTTGCAATAAATTTGAAGTTGAACATAAAGTTATTTCAAATGCATTTCCACCAAAAACATATTCCGGTGCATTTTGGCCGAGACTGAATCCAACAAATTTGACTCTGCCTATGAAGCAAGTCTACATCTACTCAGTTGGAACGGCAGAAGGTTATTTGCGAAAACAATGGGGAGACGATTTTAGAAAAGAATGGCTGGATACTTGCTCTTTTCCAACAGAGTCAAAAAGTGAATTGGCGTATGATCCATATTCATTATTTCAGATTCTTTGGAAAGACGTAAATATAAGTTTAGTGCATGATCTTAGCGATCGTGAAATACGAAAATTAGCTATGAAGTATGACATAGTCTTTATGACGTTCCCTACCGAGAAAAGTAAGCGAAGTCAAAAAGATTACATTATTCAGTATCCAATTACTTCATTTCCTATGAATAATTCTGAGACATATCAGTATTGTGTTTACAGTGGAAGAGACGCAGAAAATGCAGTACGAATGTCTAATTTGTTTGGATTTTTGCATACCGAATATTCAAAAGACCATATTGTAAATGCAGATTTATTAGACGGGGGAACGGTTCAATGGGTTCGCGACACGTATCCAGACACACCCGAATGGGATGCATTTGACGTACCCGCTGACAATGTGGTTTTAGTTGGTCGTTGGGCGCAATGGAAACGAAAAGTTCTTGCGCACAATGCCTACGAAACAACTATGGCTGTCTTAAAGGAATTGACGTAATGCCAACATTTCACGAAATTTTCCAAGAGCAAAAAGATTATAACGAAGCTATTCGCAGTCAAAATCCTGAATGGCGTTTGCATAGACACGAATGGGCTGAGACGTATCTTCTTGGACTGGTGAGCGAGATCGACGATATTTTGGACAGTCTAAAATGGAAACGTCATCGAAAAGGTGAAGACCCTAGACCTCTTCAGTCAAATTTGAGTAATGACCTTGCTGATCTCACAAAATATGTTCTATCTTTATGGGAATTATTTGGATTTCCAGCAGATTCTGTTCTGTATTCTGTTCACAATAAAACTCAGGTAATGCAAGAGCTGTTTCGCCAAGAATTCGAAGAAATACCTACTGACCGTTTAGTTGTCATAACTGATTTGGATGGAACATTAGCTGATTGGAGAGCGTCATTTATTGATTGGGCATGGGCAATGATGAATGTTAAAATGGAACCAATTGAAGACGGAAGGAGTTCATTGCAATTAGATTCAGACCTTGCTATGAACTATCCTGACTATTTTCGGCTGAAAGAAGAATTTGAAAGTGGAGGAAATTACTCAGCACTTAAAATATATGACGATGCTGCTACATTTCTTCATTGGCTAAAGAATGAATTTCAGGCATATTTCATAGCCCATACTGCTAGACCGTGGAACAGATATTATCGGATATGGGGAGATACGTGGAAATGGATTATGGAGCATAAGCTTCCGATCGATCAATTAAGGGTTGGTTCAGAGTCCAGAATTTTATTGGCGAGTGAAATAGGAGGTGAAAATGTTTTGATGCTGGAAGATGACCCCGGACTAATGCTTAGAGCAGCTCATAGCGGAATTCGTGTAGTTGCTCGTAAGCACCCGTACAATGACGGGATTGAACACGAAAATATAACATTCGTCGAGTCTTTACTCGACGCCAAGGAGAAAATTGAAAATGATTTTACGGCACAAAGATGAAGGTAAGGAAAAATTACCAAGGACTGAATCAAGCGGTCCAGCAACAATAAAAACGAAAGCTTTAGATCCTCGGTCACAGCAATTCGACGAAATTGTTGCTTCTGCCAAGGAGCTTTTCTTACAGAAAAACAAGCAGTATGGCGACGCTATTGCTGAAACTGGTGTTCTCGGCGCTGTTGTTTCTATTGTTGGTTTGAACGCAAGGCTTAAGAAGATCGTTCTTGCCAGCTCAGATGCAGGCAAGTCTCAAGAAGAAGCCTTGAAGGATATCCTCAAAGATACGCTCAATTATGCTGCGATTGCTGGCATGATGATCATGGACGATAACTGGCGACCTGAGTAAATCGAGGGGGCGAACATGCCCCCTCCATAATGGAGACTCCCAATGAGAGAACAAATTGTCGTAAAAACTGTTGAAATGACGTCGAAAGATGGACCCTACGAAATTCAATTCGTAAAACCATCAGCAGCGACTGTAACTCTATGCTCGTTTACGAGTAATCCAAAGAATGTAATGTATCTTACAGTTCGCGGGTATAAAGGATTTTACAATCCAAAACCACTCGAATTACCTCCCGACGGATACAATATAACACAAGCATTTGAGGATATTCAGCGAACAAAGTTGCAAACTCCGCTTGAAATGGTTCATACGCTTTGGCTACTTCAAGATGTTACTCGTGCATTCACTCATCAGCTAGTTCGCTACCGAGTTGGAACTGCATTTGTGCAAGAAAGTATGCGATTCTTCGGTATGCACAAAATATTCAAAGTTTTAATTACTGGAAAAGCGGCAGCTGAAACTCACACTGAAAATCAGCTTAGTAATTTCAAAACTTATATGTACGGAATACTCGAAGCGATCAGTTCATACGTAGACCTATTGGATTGCGGTGTACCAGATGAAGATGCTAGAGGCGTTCTTCCTACGAATATTTTAACGAACATATTCTTTGATTGTTCATTTAGAACGTTGCAGAATATTTTTCCACAGAGATTATGTTGTCAAGCTCAGCAAGGAGAATGGCAACCTATTCTCCGAGATATGCGACAACAAATCAAAGATCATATGGGCGAAGAATTAGAAGGATTACTGCGAGCTCCCTACGAAAAAGGCGAAGACTGCGGATACAGAGCCTCATTCGACCGTCCCTGCATTTGGACGCAAAAGGTAGATAAATGAGCATACCCTACTATTCTAAACAGACTGGAATACAAGTTCATGATGGGGGTGGTTTTTACGTCATTCTCGACAAACCTGTCGTTGACGCTATGGATACTGAGCTTTGGGAAGTTTTTGAGTCGGTCAAACAAAAGTGTGCCGAGGAACTGAAGATTTTTCTAGATTTCGGCGAGATTTTTTATGCGCTCTCTCCTGACGGAGATAAAACGTATGTTATCAATTTTATCTCTGTGGGGAAGCGCGAGGAATTTTTATCATGATTATATTGTCTTGTAAATACTGCGGATGCTTAGAACTGGATCCGCTAAAGAACTTTTATGAAGCTTCGTGTACTCAATGCGGTCGTAGTCTTTATTTATGGCAAATGAAACCTATACTTGTCTCGCGCCCAGAGTCCGAATTAAAGGATACAAATCTGAGCAAAATACAGGTAAAATAGGGGTAGGGCATAGTACCTGTCGAATAAATAAGAGCCGCATAGAAGCGTGGGGAAGTCTGCTTTTTATCTTGAAAATGTGTTTTTGCGCTTACAATGCGCACGGAGATTGCTATGGCGGATATGACTTATAAAATATACGATCCGGACATCCTCCCAAAGTGTAGTGGACATCAGGTAGTTTTAGATACAGAAACTACCGGTCTAAAATGGTACAGACCGGGAATTCACATTAATGGTGTCGGTATAGAATGTCCAACAGCAGGTATTCATGGCTTCATTCACTGTATGGATGAACGTAGGCGTGAATGGGTTTACGAAGAAGTGCAAAAGATCGATAAGGGAACAACTGTTATCATGCACAATGCAAAATTTGATTTGCACTTTTTGAAAACTGATCCTGAAAAATTAGGGTGGAATGTTCGCGATATTCCAGTTATGCTCTCCAATATTGATAGTAGACCACAGCATAAGAGAGCTTTGGCTTTCGCTGAAAATCTGTACTTGGGTACAGATAGTAAACGTCAACACTTATTCAATGCACCGAGCAGAAAGAAAATTTGGGAGTGGGATCCAGAAGTTCGCGCAGATTACGGATACAATGATGCTCTGGTAACTTTTCAATTATACGAAAAATTACAACCCATGTTAGAAGCTTTGAAAGTATGGCGAATTTTCTTGAAAGATATGGAATTTCTTAAAGTAATTTGGAAAGCAGAAAATTATGGAATTGTGCTTGACCTCGATTTCATAGAAAGGGCTATTCCTAAACAGGCTCAGCACGTAGATGTCTTTGAGAATGATCTATGGGATGCATGTGGTTATGAATTTAATTGGAGATCTCATCAGCAACTTAGTGATGCTATTTACAGAAATCTTGGGATTTCTAAGCCTAAAAATCCATTTGCTGACGCAGATGGTGTTGACCGCAGTAAGCTCGCTGATAAGGGTCTTTACAAATCTACTTGTACTTCCACTTTTCTTTTGCGAGAAAAGGTTAAACATCCTCTTGCCGATAATGTTGCAAATCTTCGTGAAGCCTATCGAATGCTTCGTACAATGGAGAAATATGCGGAACTAATTGACGAGGATGAAAATGCTGTCCATGCAAACTTCAAGCAAGCACGAACAAGAACTCATAGGCTTTCATGTTCAGACCCTAACCTCCAGAATGTACCAAGTCAAGTTCGCGGTAGATTTACTCAAAGTGTCTATTCAGGCGACACTACTCGCCTTGAAGAATATAACCTAAGAACTGCATTTTGCGCACGACCTGGAAAGAAGTTACTCAGCGTGGATTATAAGCAAATGGAAATGCGGATGTTCGGAATACTCGCCGAAGACCCGTTTATGCTCGAGGCACTTGGCGCAGGGAAAGACATACATGCTGAAATCGCCGCTAAAGTTTGGGGAAAAGTAAATAAGACCACACGTGAATGGAGCAAGACTATCGGGTTTGGGCTTGTTTACGGTATGACCGTTGGTTCTTTGATGTTCAAGCTAAATCAGACACATAAGCAAGCCAAGAGAATTCGCGATGATTACGTCCGAGAATTTCCCCGCATTATGCCTTGGATGGCTGAGGTCATAACTGAATGCGGTCGTGCAAACATGATCAGATACTGGGATGGGAAAATTTGGAGAGAGTCAAATCCTATGTATCGCTACAAAGCGGCGAATGCAAAGATTCAAGGTGGATGCGCTGAAATTCTATCTATTGCTGGCATTCGCGTAAATGAATGGTGTAAGAAACAAGGGGATGACCATAAAATTGTGAATTTTGTTCATGACGAATTAATGCTAGAAGTACCTGAAGAGGACGTCATTCGCTCAGCTCAGGAGGTTGGAAAAATTATGGAAGTTGACGACTTGTTTATTGTTCCATTTTATACTGACGCCAAAGCTGGCGATAACTACGGAAATCAAGAGAAATTATTCGGTAAAGCTTCATACGAAACGGCGGAGGATGCAAAATTGACAACGGCGGTGAAGCTAAATGACAGACGCTGAAAAGCTTGCTCAACTACTTCTTGACATTTTTGGTGGAAATACTTATCATTCTCGAGCAAAGCAAATATATGGAGATACTACTTATCATCCAATAGATGTTGCGCTTTCAGTTGAGAATTTGACTGCACACATCGAAGGAACTGTAACCCTAGGAAGTTATCAGCTCATTCAAGGTGCTAATGTTGTTCGCTGGTTAGGTTGGGATGTCGACAGCAAAGATTTAGAGTCTGCACGTAAGATGGCACAAAAGATACTGCACCATCTTTCGAATGTACCCCATGCAATCGAATTTTCTGGCAGTAAAGGTTATCATATTTTAATATTCTTAAAAGAGCCAATGTTGGCTTCTAAAGCTAAGAAAATCGTTGAATGGGTACGTGAAGTTGAAGGTCTTAGTTCAATGGGTGATTCGCACGTAGAATGCTACCCGAAACAAGATAGGCTAGACCGCTCTAGACCGAAAGGTAATTTGATTAAAATACCTCTAGGAAAACATCCTAAGACTCATGCAAGAAGTGTATTTGTTGATCCAATAAACGGTTGGGAAAATGGACCTCCTTATGACCCTGAACAAATTCTAAATTATAGGGCGGAAATAGAGGAAGTTGAAGCGATCATGTCGGAAGGACCCAATCCGATGGAGCAGATTGTTGACTTGCTCTGTGACTACTGGATTGCAGGTAAACGACACGATATATCGCTTTACTTGTGCGGATTCTTAGCCAACGAAGGATGGAGTCAAGAACAAGTAACTGAACTTGTAATGGCTCTTGTTCAACGCACTGACGATGATGACGCATACAACAGAATGGAAACAGTGGATACGACATTCCTTCGTCATTCGGAGGGAAAAAGTATTCGTGGTAGGCAAGGTCTTGGAGAGTATCTACCAGCCACAATTTTGCAGAGATTGACCGAATTGTCATCACTAGTCAAGTCTCCCAACACAGTCGCACAAATTGACGATTTGCGTTATATGAAGGGTAAACCTAAGATAGAAGCAGCTCGTTTAGCCTGTTCAACGATGTGGAGTATTTTAAACGATGAAGGCGATCAAGTTGTTCAAACAAGCGAAAATGTCGCCTATTGGTACAATCATCAGAATCACTTGATAACCAAAGAAGGAACTGAACTTTGGAGCGCATTATTAAATGGACGATTCGGACTTAATCCAGTAGAAAATTTCAGCAGAATGGTGTCAACGGAATTAAGACTTCGGATCATTCGCGAAGCACCATTCGTGCCAATTCGAAACAGAACATTCTGGTCGGCAGAAGAAAAAAAGTTGTATGTGAATACTGGAGGTCCTGAAGTCTATATTGTAAGTGGACGAAATAAAATTGAGCGAGCTTATAATGGAGAATGCGGTCAAATATTTATAACCAATGAGTCAGGAAAATACTTAGTACCTGATCTAGATAATCAAGACAATGCGGATGCATGGGAGCATTTAGTCGAGGATCTCTCATTCACAACCTCAGAAGAAGCTCCAGCTACACCTGAAGAACAAAAAGAGCTTCTTAAGGCGTGGATACTGGCATTCTTCTTCCAGGAGCTCATGCCCACCCGACCGATACTTGCACTCATAGGAGAACCAGGATCAGGCAAGACGACAGCAATTCGTCGTATACTGCGCATTGTTGAAGATCCGTATAGTGACGTTCTTGGTGTACCTACGGATAAACAAGATGCATTTCGGTCGAGCATTGAGAGGCATAGATTACTCGTCCTTGATAACCTGGAAAAGTCTGGCGCTTGGTGGATGGTCGACATGTTGAATAAACTTGCGACCGGTAGTCACATAGAAATTCGTAAATTGTACAAGACTAATGAAATTCACAGGATCATTCCTGAATGTTTCGTTGCTTGTACTGCTGTCAATGTACCGTTTAGTGATGAAACTTTATTCAGCAGATTGTTAGTGTTAGAAATGGAAAGACTTTTTACCCCATTGCCTGAACACACCCTTCAACGACGCATTGCTCAATATGGACCGAGTATTTGGGGAGACCTTTTGTTCAAGTTAGGAGAAGTAGTTGAAGCGTTGTGCGAGGAAGAACCTGTAAAAGCACCGACTTCTAGTCGTTTGGCTGACTTCACTATTTTCTGCGAACGCATAAAGAATTGTGACGTTATCGATGGAGATGTATTATCTGCTGGATTACTTTCAATGGTAGACAGTCAATTACGTCAGCTGAAACAAAGTTCTCCTGCAATTCAATTGCTGGAGGATTGGATAATGCTAAGACCTGACGAAGCAGCAAAATGGATGACTATGCGTCAATTGTACGAGATATTGCGAGAAATGGCACAAGCTCGTCAAGTAAATTTTAGATGGCGTAGTTCTCAAGCTTTGTGGAGACATCTGGGTACACTCGAAGAAAGATTGCGCCAAGACTTTCAAGCAGAATTGAAGCGAGAACAAAACCCAATAAATCGTCAAGAAGAAGTTATGATAAAGTTTTCTGTAGACCTTGTGTAGTGGAAATTATATTTACAAAAGCGACCTGATCTGTGCTATAATGGTATTAATTGGGGGTGCATCCGAACCTTAACAGCATAATATACTGGAGGTAAATTATGAGCAAAATGATTGTTTTCACTTTGATAATTTCCATTCTGCTGTCCGCTTGTGCAGCCGTGGAATCTGGAGCTTCGAATGCTCCAACGTATGGTCAAGTATTCGAACTTCAATTACAATCTACTCTCTGGGGAATGCAGCAAGCCGCGAAAGGTGCTAGCGGAACAAGCATCTTTCAAAAAGATAATTTGATAACTTTTCTATGGACACTAAAAGATGGATGGGCATTCGTAACCATTGACATATCATCGTCGAATCCGGTGAAACAATTTATAGACTTGAGTGGTCGTGGAAATTTTGTTAATCCTCGCTCCATGAGCGATATAGTCAGAGGCATGACCGAAAGTGGTTGGAGAGTTATTCCAGCATCACAACTTCCTGAAGTTGTTGTCACTGCACTTCAACCAGGATCGTCATTACTTGGACTTGCTGCTGGAGGTACTACTTCACTTTTGGTAGTCCCTGCGGATATCCTAATGACTCCCCCTATTCTCAGAGAATATCAAGAGGCAACGATCGGAATTGACGGATGAGGATTTTAGAGTATTTTCCTCTTCACGTAGTTCTGTTGTTGTGGCTGCATATCCGATTCGGTCGGTCTAAAAATCTAGCCAGTATTGATCGTGGAATGTTATTGCAAACAGAGATTTGGCTTCTGCAACTGAAAGATGAGGTTGAACGTTCTGAAGAGACGTTTCTAAAAAATTGGCTAGTGGATCAAATCGTAAACCAAATTGAAGTGGTAAAGAAGATGCTTACGATGGGAACAATTTCTATTGGTTTTATCGAAAAGGATAAGTAGTCCATGTCTGACTCATTCGTGAACGGGTGCATGCACCCCCGACCTGCATATACGATGAGTTGGAATAACGGAGACCACAAGACTTAGATGAGAAGAAAGGGATTGTGGTCTCCAAATACAGGCTTGTCTCCAACAATAAAGTTCGATACGTTGCGATAAGGCGTTGATCGGAACGGTAGGGAGGCGAGCCTGTATTTGGAGGATATTGTGTTCAACAAAATATGGCAACGAATATTAATTTCATTACCTGCAATAGCTCTAGCTCTTAATCGGATGTGGGCTGAATTCAAGAAGCTGGTAGGGCTAAACAGGATGAAAATTAGGGGGTAGTTTAGTATGCATACCCTATTTTACGAAGCAAATAGAAGCTTGGGGAAAGCCTGTTTTTATCCCACCTACCATTTAATAAGGGTACACCCACCCCAACAATCAGGTTTGATATGCGAGATCTAAATCCTAGATTTCTCCTAGTAACATTCATAACACTATTCGTCAGTGGCTGTGCAGGTGTGACCGTAGGTATTATGGTTTCTGATTGGATAGCTGGTCTTATTGCTTTTGCTATATCTTATTGGATAGTCCTTATTGTTATTTCTGCGATAACGGAGCCACGACGAAATGACTAAGGTAATTCGGAATAGTGACGGCAAAATATTCAGCAGTCCTAAAGGAGTTGCTCTTAATGTCGGCAAACCTATCGCAAAAGCTGTTGGATATTGCTGTAAAGGATACATACCAACAGTTGAAGGTGAATCTTACGAATGGTTTTACGATGACGATACAGATAGAGGAAGACCTGAATACGTAGACTCGTACTGGGATAGGAGGGGTAAATGGATCACTCGAGGGTGGGTTCTTAAGTGGCGAGCGCAGTTCATCAGGCTATGGCTTGCTGATATTAGGGATCCCCTTCGATGGCGCAAAGCTGGAGAAGTTGCTGAAGGTATTTGCAGAGCAGCTGAGTCATCAGGCGAGGTATACAAGTGGGAACCTACAACTCAGTCCATTTCTCGCCATTTACATACGTATCAAGCTTTCTATGGTTTAGTATTCGGTATGAAAACAACTTTCATGGATACACCTATTTATAAGGGACGTATGTTCAAATTTGTTTTAGAAGAAGCAGATAAAGAATACGAGACTGTTCTCGAAGAATTGGCGAACGATTGTAATTGGGGTCGGGGAAAGCCAGTCATTCGCACGAATGATAATACATGGTTTCGCAGTATGTCGGAAGCAGAACGTCTAACTAAAATTCCGTACTATCAGATCTATCATTGCTGTGAAGGGGATATTGATGATTGTGAAGTTCCACTTACCGGCGAAAGGTTGATTTTCAAATATGCCACAGAAGCGGACAGTTGACGAATATACTTTTTATTTTGTTCCTGATGATACAGGAAAATATATTTGGAAAAATGTTGTTGGAAATGTTTTCCGCAGAAAAATTGGAACAATGACGGATCCACTTGAAAAAGAAGTAGAACCATTATATGCTATTTCAAATGTTGAAGACAAGAAGACTGGCATAAATTTGTTAGTTTATGAAATATTTGAGGATTTGCGAAAGGAGATTGACGGTGATAGTAGCGGGAATTGATCTTGAAACATCGTCGTTAGATACAGAAACTTGCGATATAACTGAAATAGGTGTCATTCTCTGGGACCCGTATAGAGATAAAATTATTGAAAGTATTTCTATGCTTGTTGAGGTAGATATAGAAATAAATAATGCTGACATCACAGGAATAGACAATACTTTGCTCGGTCTGTACAGCTGGAATCCAGAGTACGTTAGAGAAGCAATACTGTATCGAATAGATAAGGTTGATTACTTGATGGCTCACAATGCAGTGTTTGACCAAACTATTCTAAAAAGATTTATGGGATCCCTTTTGAGTAGCGAAAAACTTTGGATAGACACAATGATGGATATTCCCTATTTAGAACGGATAAAGACGCGATCATTGTCATATTTGGCTGTTGAGCATGGATTCTTAAATCCATTTCCACATCGAGCATTGTTTGACGTAATGACTATGATCAAAATTGCTAGCATGTACGATTTCGACGAAATATTGAAGTATACTCATTCGCCAAATATATGGATACGTGCAGCCGTCAGTATCGACGATAGACAGCTAGCTAAAGACCGTTATTTTAGATGGGATCCGATCAATAAATTCTGGGTGAAGCGGATAAAAGAAATGAATTTGCAGTACGAGGAAAGCAAAGCTGATTTTCCAATAGACCTTTTGCCCGGATATGAATATAAAGAGGTGTACGTATGAATTTTGACGAGTATCAAAGTAAAGCTAGAGAAACTGCCATTTATCCTAACAAAGGAAATAATTTAGTCTATCCAATTTTAGGACTGAATGGTGAAGCTGGTGAAGTAGCAGAAAAATTAAAAAAGCTCATTCGAGACGAGCATTATGCTGACGCAGACTTTGTCAAAAGTATTGATAAAGAGTTAGGGGATGTTCTTTGGTACATCGCTGCTATATGCAGTGAACTAGGTATCTCAATGAACGGCGTTGCGCATCGAAATATCCGAAAATTAGAGGATAGAAAAGTTAGAAATGTTTTATCGGGAAGCGGAGACAACAGAGGAATTTTGTAGTTCCTTTCGGTCGAGAGCACAGAGCAAGAATGTTATATCTTATTTCTACCCACATGAACCTTCTAGGTCTCATTATTCTGGCAATTTTGGGAGGAGTTTTACTCGGAGTTGCAATAGCGTGGGATAAATTCTGGGAATTCTTGGAGGCGAGATGAATGACACGCATTATTCTCGAATTGACGAATTGACTGAAAAACAGATGGAAGCATTTTCGAAAGAATTGTCTAGAATATTTAAGTTCGGAGTTGCCTGTCAAATGTCAGGTGCTCGCAATGACACTGGCTCTGACGATAAAGGCTGGCCTCATATCGAATTTCAATGTGATGGCGAAAACTTAAGGCTTCCATTGTGCGATGCTTTGGAAGCTTTGCAAGAAGTTGCTATGAATTATTTAGCTACAAGATTTAGTTTCGCAATTCTTACTGAAATTATATCTACAGAGGATTTTTCGGAAGCCGTTCTTCATATATGTATGCATGATGCTTTTGTTCTTGGATTTGCTATGCATGAACTTGTAGAGCCTGACTTCAGTGGTGTTCCGAATATTCTGGAGGAACTAAGTGGCAGAAATCGATAAAATTGTGATCTGCGCATATTGTCAAGTTGAACATGCACGTACATCAGAGGCGATTGTTGAGCATGTAACTTCTTGTACTAAGCGTCCAGAATTTGCCTTGAGCGCAAAATTAGGACTTATGGAAGAAGCTGGCGATAAGCTCCTCGAGGTAATTCGACAATTATGTACGACCGTAACTCAGGTTGAAGGTATGCGGACTAAAGTATGGGTCATTTTTCGTGAATGCGAAGAAGGTTGGGAAAGTGTCAAAAATATCACAATTGACGAGATAATGGAAATAATGGAGGCGGAAAATGAAGATCGTGAATATACTGAACACAGCGAATGACGAACAAAAATTTGAATGGGATAGATGGGAAGTTTCTGAATTCAGTGTTCATCACGACATGCGTGGGTCTCTGTGTGTTGACAATATAATTAATCCACCTATTAAAAGAGCTGTATACGCTCCTGGAACTTGGTTTTACATAGAATATGAGGAATACGATGCCGAAGAAAAAGAAACCAAAAATTGAAGATGGTACGATTTATATGTTTATTTCAAACGCTTCACCGCAAACGGTCAAAGATATACTAGAGCAATTTTCTGGAACTGAATCTGGGGAACTTTTTATTCTGCGAAGTACAGAAATTGTAGAGTTGACACAAGTGTACGTCGGTAAATGTCCTTGGTGCAATAAATTCATTGGTACTAGAGATTTATGTCCGGAATGTGGAAAGTTAGTGGATCTCAGCTGAAATTATGTTTATATCTACCCTTGTTGGCAGACCCGATCCGTGGTATAATTGTAGTACAGATTAAATAATGTCTATGAAGGAGGCATACGATGGATAAATTATACATACCAGATCCAGAGGATAACGATGACGATGAAGAATTCACGCTATTCCAAAAGGAACTGGACATTCAAGTGGAAGCAGAATGGTTAGCTCGAAAGGAACAGCAAGCTGAAGCACCGTTTGCCGACCGAGCTCTGGATAATATTGACGATGACGATGACGAAGATCTTGACGATACCGTTGGCATTGCTCCGATAGTGGGTGGGTATATGCTGATTCGGAAAGGTGGGTTCTAATGGAACAAAAATGCCATTTCTGCGGTAGAACTGCATCTCTTCACTGGATCAACGAAGAAGGTGGATGGATTTGCTCCAAGTGTTGGGACATTATAGTGCATGTACTGAAAAGATTTCTAGGCATTTTCACTGCTGACTATGCTGAACTTGAAAAGAAAGCAATCGCTCAACTTATTGCAGAGAGAGGTTCTTCTGACATTAAAAACTTTGGTCTCAGAGATTTGCGTGGAAAAGCTAATGGCGATCCTGATTAAGAAGCATTCGAAGGTCGGTTTTACCGGCGCTCGACAAGGCATGACCGAATATCAAAAGAATACGGTCAAGAATCTTTTGATGGCGGGTCAACCGACCGAATTTCATCATGGTGACTGCGTCGGTGCTGATGCAGATGCTCACGTATTAGCTGTCCGTGCTGGCATCAAAACAGTAGGTCATCCACCAGATATTTCGGATAATAGAGCCTTCTGCGGTGTCAACATTCTTCGCGAGACAAAGCCCTACCTCGACCGTAATCATGATATTGTGGATGAAACTGATTTGCTCATTGCCTGTCCGATGAGAGCAGAAGAAGTTAGACGTTCAGGTACATGGGCGACAGTTCGTTATGCTAGGAAGTTGGGCAGAATGATTTTGATAGTTTATCCAAGTGGACGCATGTTTGTGGAGTGGTCGAGGGAGCAACAGCGTGAAAAGAGATTACACAGTTATAGTTGACTGTCCAAATAACCTGGAGAAAAGTATCGCACCTTTAGCGAAAAGAGGTTGGACAGTCCATACAGTTATCGGAGAAAGTGGAGACCACGAAAAATTAATTTTAGTCATAATGGAGAACAATTTTGATGCGCATGAAAAGCTTCGAAAATGGACGCTTCGAATTTGGGGATTTGTTTTGGCTATTCTTCTATTTTGGTTGTTCATAGAGTATTATGGTCTCAAATATTTTCGATAACGGATTTGGACACAATCCAAATGTTTTTAAAGACTATGACGTCATTCGCTGCGTTCATTGCGATCAGGTAATCAAAGTCCCAAAAATTGCTATGAGCTTTGTTTGCCCTTATTGCGAAGGTATTATTGAATTCGAGGAGGAAGAAGTTGTCGACAACTAGAATAGTTCAAGAAGAAATGCATGAAGGTCGTCTCATTTGCATGGTTTACGAAAAACGTCATGTGAGCAAACTTCTTTTTAACGGCGAAGAAAAATTAACACTGAAGATAAATATGCTCGTCAGTATGCGTGAGTCTAATATTTACGAAAGGTTATTCAATACAGATGCAGATTGATGTAGAAGTTAACTATTCAACAAACGATTATCATTGGCTGTGTTTTCGCCACGCTGTTCAAGAAGCTATGCGTGGCGGTAACGTCATGGTTGAAGTTACTGATTATATCATGCTGTGTTCTCTTTGCGAAGCGGAGCTTGAAGAAAGTGCAGAAAAGCACGAAGAATGGTACAAAAATTACGTGAATAAATTAGAAGAATCCTCATCTCCACCACCAAAAACATTTAGAGAAAGGCAACGAGAAGAAGCAGAACTATATTTTGCAAAGCACGGAAAGGAGATTGGTTTAGATGACGAAAACGACTGAAAAATCATGTCCGTTTTGTGGCAGTGAAAATGTCAATACAATACCGCTATCGAAATTGAGGTCCGATGATAGTCAATTATATCAAACTTTTTGTTTAGACTGCAAAGCGGGTGGACCTAGAAGCTTGGAAAGAGATGTTGCAATTGCTCGCTGGAATACAACTGTTTTGACGAGAGATGTAAATGACCATTCCGACCAAACGTAGACACATGCCCTCATTTCATTTCCAACATACTTTTCATCCGTATAATGTTGGATTTGGAATTCTATTTAATGGCAGTGATAAAGACGACTTTGAAACCATTTCGTTGGAAATTGCATTGTTCAGTCATCACTGGAGATTTCTATTGTTCAGACAAAAAGGATTTTACTGGAGGTACAATGGACAATCCGATCGACGAAACTGCCCATAAAGGTGGCGAAGAAATTATTGATGTAACTGAGCAAGTTGAAAATTTTATTCATAATACTTTACCAATACTATTGACAACTGACTTGAAGCGTATGGATGGTAGCATCGTAGGTTATGGCGAAGTTATTGTCTATAAAGTAGGTGACGTAATTCGTCTAGATCTAAAACCACATAAATGAAAGCGAGGAAAAAAATGAAGTATCTATTGGTCACTCTGTTCTTTTTAGTCGCATGTTCCACAGTTTCCAGTCAACCGACTATTTCGTCAGACTGGGTTCCTGACCCTACTGCCTATCCGGTGTCGCAAGCAACAATACCAACATGGATAAGAGATGACGTAGAAGTAGTTCCTGAAATTTACTTGGAGTCTACAGAACGGTCTTCGCATAAGCAACGGAGCAACACACCGTTCGAACCTGTGACCGGTAATCAGTTATTGAAACCTGGATTTCAGTTGTGGGCTTCTGGAACAGCTCTGCAATTTATTATTCAGCAGTCAGACGAGCAGGAATATTGGGCTCCGATAAACTTTAATATTGTGGACGGATTTATCGTAGTTACATCAAGCTATACATACGTCTGTGCTGACGATATTTGTGGCGATTATCAGATATTCCCGCTAGAACAGGATATTTACATCAGAACTAGATCAGAAGAATACAGAGAAGATGGTGCTTATGACGTAAGAATTTTTGTTCGCTACGATGGTGGCTGGCAAAGAAGTCTCTGGGGTGATTTGCAATGACATTGGAAGAACTTATACTATTGCTCATATGCATTTTGGGTGCTATTGTCCTAGTCATAGGAATACTCGTTTTTATCCAATATGCGAATGGACAATGCCATACACTTGAAGCTTGTTTGAGATTACTTTTTCCATGACAATTCTTGACGATTCGGAAGCTCCTATACTCAAAGAGGGAGACATTATTGTTTCGCATTGTAGAAAACATAAGTGTTCTACTGAACATGTCTGGGGAAAATGGAAACAACATGGTCGTAGATTATGGTGTATCATCTGTTGGCCGAGCATGGATCCTAAAGAAGAAAAAACGATTGCTGTGGAGTGCGATAATTGCAATACTGATAATTTTATTCTAGAAAGTGCTCAGTCATTCGCATGCTTCAAATGCGGGACTGAATGGGAATTCGAAGATGGCGATTAGATGCCCTAAATGCGGAAAAGAGGCTATTGTACTTCCTAGAACTGTAGACTATGACGGAAAACAGCGAATGGTTCGTTCATGTTCAGATAGAAATGAATGCAAATTTTCCTGGATGATATTTGAAATAAAATTTTCTCTTGGTAAATCCGATCAAATAACATATGATGTTGTGGAGTTCAAGAAAAAATGACTGAATATAGTTACACGAAACCACCGTACAATTTTGACCGAGTTAGGAAAAAGCGTAAAGCTTCAAAGGAAATGAAGCAAAAACAGCGTCGTCGTTTAAATAAGCGAAAATGGAGACGTAAACGGAAACGGAGTCGTAGTTAATATGTCCGATATACAAAATATACCGAGAAGCGAACTGGTAAATGACCTGACATGGGCAAGGGGTTATGGCTGGATTTGTAGATTGGTTGTAAATAATTATAACTCAGACATTATGACGCAGCCCGTTGAATGGTTCCAGGAAAGAGTGGATGGATGCTACGAGATTATAGCCAGAGTTGTATTCGAGATTGCGAGACGCAATAATGTTCATAGAGCATGACGTAACTCCATTAGGATTCATTCTAATTACGTGTGGAACGATTATTTTCGCCATTTTACTCGCAATAGTGATACATATTATAACAAAAGGTAAGGATTTTGAGTGATCGGGTAAGTCCTGGAGGCAATCTAATTGATGATGGAGACAAGTGATGTTTTACATGGTCTTGATTGGCATTCTGGTATTCCTTGTGATTTTCTCCGAGGTTGCCAAAAGAGCTAGCTTGGTAGGCGCACTGATAATTACAGTGGCTTTTATCTTGCTTGTAGTGTTCTTTTTAGGACCGATGCTTGAAGGCACTTGGATTGGGCGTACAGTTGATGGTCTAATTTGTGCCGTCTATGATTGGGCGGTTTCACAAGGATATTTAGATCCAGCCCATGTATACCCTCGTGTTCCGTATTGTCAATAAAAATAGCTCTCGTCGTAAGCGAGGGCATGGAGGAGTGATAATGAAAAGCGAAAACGGTCAAGTAGAAGTGGCTACAGGAGTGTTTATCTTATTGCTACTGTTTTTACTTATTGTTTTAGCTGCATACTTACTCAAGCCAGATATAAACATTCAA